ATTTATAGTTCTGTAAAGTAAGCATGAAATTTGAAGCAGAAACTATTCTGCCATATTTTCCCATGTAAACTTCTACAAAATTATCAATGTTATCAGAAAGACTATCGTATAATTCTCCAAAAGTTTTATGCTCGGCATAACCATAAGTTTGCCAATGATAAATCTTAATTTGGTTTTGAAACTCTAACATTTTAGAAAGTATATTCATAATTTAAAAAGTTTAATTTTTACCACTGAACGAGATTATATCTTTTTTGATGCTCTTTTTTATCCTCTGAAAATCCACCTTCTTTTTTGCCGTGTTCTTTTTCTTCTGGACGAAGATTTTCTGATACTTTTTCTAGTTGCTTAACAACTTTTGGATCTAAAGTAGTTGGGCGCATTTTAATTGGATCAAATTTTCTTAATTGATCTTTTGTTTTTGTAAGCATATCTCCCTTTTTATAATTAGCTCCATCATTAGCAACTTCATATGTATAAACGCGACCGGAGTTATTTGGTAATTCAGCAATTGATTTTACATATCCCATACTACCATAATGTGGACATTTAGGATTTACATTCATTACAGCGCAACCTTCTTCTAAATCAGAATCATCTTCCTCTTCAACTTCTCCGTTATCTCCCATATCTTCAGAAGCATATCCTTGTTGTGGATAAGCCATGTAATCATAAATGCTATTTACATGATGCTCTAGTAAAGATATTTCTGCTAGTATCCAAGGATCAGAAGCTCTTGCAGCAATCATTGGATTACTCTTTATTAAAGCTATAGCTTTGGAGCATTTATCAACTGCGCCTTCAAATACGCTGACAGCCATTTCAGCAGCTTCTTGAGTGTTAAAAAGCATTTCTTCTTCGTCTTTTTCAACAGCAATATCATCAGCTAAAGCTAATTCAGGATTGATTTTTAATAGTTCTTCTTTATCCCAGAAAGTCTCTCCATCCCAATGCTCTTGATATGTATCTACAGAAGCTGTTGTTAATTTTGTAACACTTGGCTTGCTCCAAAATCTACAACTCCAATAACGAGCCTTCCACTTTGGACCGGGATTACTATCACATTGATGACGAGCGCGAAAACTCTTTCTACGAGCAGGATCATCTCGCTTTATTTCCATATTAGGATCGCCAAAATTAACTTTGACAACGTTGCCTTTGTCGTTGCGAACATATACAGAAAACTTCTTAGGGCCACCAGAAGTCCTAAAAGGCTTGTTTAAAGTCTTTTTATCTTTTGCGGCTAAAGAAATTTTATTAGAAAAATCTAATTCGATAGGATTATTATAGTTCATACCAGAATTTGTTTGAGTTATCTTCTTCGTCTAAATAAAGCTCTTCTACGTTTTCAAAGTCGTAATTCAAATCATATTCTTTGATATCAACTTCAGCTTCAGTAAAATCTACATCTTCTAATTCCCAAGAATCTGATATATCAATAGAAGTTGAGCTACGAGCAACATCAGAATCTGCTTTTCTATAAGAATCTTTGACAGATTTACCAGCCATCATTCTTAAAAACATATTAACTCTTGCTGCGGCCCATCCTCCTCTAGTCATTCCGGGTCTATGAGAAGAACTAAATGCGCCAGCACCTCTACGATATACTTTTTTTAATTGAGTTAAATTAACTTTTCTAGAATGCTTTGCGTTATGATTTTTTACTTTATTTTTAAGCATCTCTATAACTTTAGTAGAAAAAGTTATTGCGTCTCCATTTGTTCCAGCAGATCCAGATTTATTTTTAGAAGAACCTTTTCTTTTTTCAGAAGGTTTAGCTGGAGTTTGTGCGCCGCTTTTTGGTCCAGGTCTTTTAGCTTCTATTTCAACGTCGAGTTTATCTATTTTTGGGACAAAAGTATTGTCTCCAGAAACAATAATTTCTTCAGCAGGAACTTTAGGCTCCTGCTTTTTATACTCAATTTCAACTGAGTCATTTTTGACTTCTAGATTCATTTTGATATTATTACACTAATTTAATAATTATATCTTACTATTTAATAAAATCGAAGCCATAAATGGATCAATTCCATGCTCAATTGCTATATTATTCATCTCTTCGATTCTATCTTTGTTTTGATCAGTTGGATTACTGCAATATTTTTCGATGTTTTTATCCCAAGAGTCAACCGACTCGTTCGCTATAATTATCTTAGAAATTTCTTCAGCCACATTCTTTTGCAAGTCTGTTAGCTTTTTCTTTTTATGCTTCTTTTTCAAAAATTCTTCGACAGAACCTTGAAGTTGCTGAAATTTTAAAATATTATCTTTTACTTTCATGAAGCTATACGCTTCACTAGCTTTAACTTGTTTAGGAACTTTAGTCGTTCCTGATGGTCTACCTGCTTCAGTAGCCATTTTGTTTCCTCCAATAATTGGGGCGTATAATCCTTCGTCTTTTAGAGATTTACTTGCTCTTTGAGCTTCAACCGAGGCTTCTTGATCAGGAAGAACTCCTGTTTCAATAGCTTTAATAGTTTCGTCAGGAGTAAGAACACCAAGCTCCAAGAGCCTTGTGTAAACGCGATTTTGAGTAGTATTATCCTTCAAGTTGACTTCTTCAAAATAAGGAATTGGATAACCCCTAAATCCAAGAGCTTTAGATATTCTCTTTATTTCAGGAATTAAAAAGTCATTCAAGAAAGCTTGACGACCTTGATTTAACCTCGCCAAAAATACATCAATTTTAGCTTCTTGATTAGAGAATTTTTCACCTCCGACAAGGATATTATTGAGGCCAAGGTTAATGTCATTGTTAACTGTTTCATATTTCTTAGGATCTAATAAATCAGCGATTTTAGGAACAATGAACTCAGCTTTTGTAGTATAATCAGCAATAAGAACGCGGCCCACAGATTCATTTTCAAATAATTTTTGCATCGACTCAAGATTCTTTTGATTAATGCCGCCCTTCTCTGGTTCAGCACCCATTGTTACAAGTAGAATGGCTTGCTGCATTGTGCGAGCAATAGCCATATCCATCTTCTTTAATTCAGCTTTGAAATTAATATCTTCAAGAACTGGATATCCCATTGGAACAGCAAAAGGTTCGTAATCTTGCTTTTTATAAAATACAGATTTAAATCTTTCTGGATTGAGAACAATTCTTAATGAGCCAATCTTAGAAGTCTTTATTAAATGCTGAGTATCAGCGTCAAAACCGTCGAAAATTTGTTGATCTTCTTCTGTAGTAATAACTCTCAATCTGCTCAATTCGTATTCGCTAAGAACTTTATAATACTTACCAGTCAAATATGAAGTGCCGCTAGAAAATTGAATATCTACAGGATTTATAATGACATAACGAACAGGAATTTTAACTTCAGAAATATCTAATGGTCCTCTGCCCATTAATTGAATCAATCTATTTGTATCTTCTTCTTGAATAATACCTTCAAAACGATAAATGAAAACATTTCCTGAACGATAATATTCTCTGAAAAATCTATCTTGAAAACTCCAAAGATTAATTTTCTTAAATAATGCGTCAAAAAAATCTCTAGCTTTTTTAGTTCCACCTTGGAAATAAATATTGCTAACAGAAAACTCTGTCATCAAATCAATAACGTTTCTAAACTGAGCGAAATTATAATAAGCTTTTTGACATAAAATAGTGGCGTCTTTTATATCAATTGTGCTTCTGTCGGCGTAATTTGTACGAGTATATTTAAATGGCATCAAGCCATCATCAATATTCTTGAACTTATCGGTCCTTTCTATAGATCCTGCTTTATTCCTTCTCGTGCTTGTAGAAGAAGAAGCTGTTGAAACCATTAAAGGCTCTGTTTCTTGAGGTTTAAGTTTTGATTTCATTTTAAGCTATCCACTTTCTTATCGCCAATACATGATAAGTTACACCATTTATTGTCAATTGTTGGACGTATAGTTGACCAGTAGGTACATTTGTAGAAGATGGAATAGATCCATCAGCTTGAGTATATATTCCTGTTTCGACGTTAAATTTCGCTCCACTCTTAATAATAAAATTAGAATCTTTATATAGAGTTTCTTTTGATCCACTCTTTATTTCTAAAAATGATCCGCTATTTAGATTTACAAATGATTCATTGTAATCTGCAACTCCGCTTAATTGAGTAAAGTCAGAATCACTTAATAGCAAATCAGCATTTCCTCTTAAAACTAAATCAGTGTTAGCTCCAGAAACAATAATATCGTTATAAAAATAAGATTCACCATTATTAGTGAATGTAGCACTTGTTGAAATTCCTAGAGAAGAAGAAACTTGAAGTGAAACTCCTGTGGTATTTCCTAAGAATAAAGCGTCTCCAGAAAAAGTTGTTTTTGTAGCGAATGCTTGACCAGTTCCGCTAAATATAATATTGCCGCTATTAAAATTAACGCCGCTATTGAAATTAGTTATTCCTGAAAATCTAGCTGGAGAAGCAAAATAAGAATTGCCAGTAAAAAAAGAATCTCCACTAAAGATGTTATTACCAACTAAATATGTATTTGTATTTGATCCAGCGTTATTTCCAAGAGTAACATCTCCTAAAGCTGAAAATTTACCACTGAAAACGCTTACTCCAATACCGACACTGAAAGTATCAGTAGCTATTACTGGATCATTAAAAGTAGACGAAGAGTTGAATGTTACTGCTGCATCAAATCTTGAAACTCCAGAAAAATTAGATGCACCAGATACAGTGATAGCGTCCTCTAATACCACTGGATTATCGAAAGAAACGTCACCGTCAAATCTAGCAACTCCTGTAATATTTAGATTTCCTAGTCCTGTTATATTTCCTGAAACTAATAATCCAGATGCAATTTGAAAGTCTTCTCTAGCGTAAGAAGTATCTTTTAAATCAGTTGCGCCGCTGACAACAAGAGAGCTATTAAAAACAGAAGGCTTGGAAGTATAAATTGTTGCTCCGGTGCTTGTTACACCTAAAGCTCCAGTAATATAACTTCCAATCTCGCCAGACTTAATCTGCTTTAAACCTATAAGACTTTGCGGCATTTTTATTAATTACACCTTTTTATATCATTCTTGGCGAAAAAGTAGATACTTCTTTTACTTTTGATGAAGCTTCTATCTCAAAATAGAACTTTGTCGCCCAATTTGCCAACATCAAAGTAGTATAATTATCTTTTCTGGCTCTATTAGGAGACATATCTCTTTTTAGATGTTGCGGTAAATCAAAAGTTTGAGATCCTTTAGCTGAAGATTTAACTTCGATTAAAGCGCACTGCTTTTTCGTTTGATATATAATATTATCTTGGAATTCAATGAAATCTAAAATAGATTCATGACCAACTGTATCTAAATTAACATAGCAGGAACTTTGAATATCAAAGGCTTCGTTATTAGCAGAAGTTCTAGAAGCAAACCAAACTTTTTTGTGATCAATACAAGCCTGTAAATAGTTATTTGCTTTACGAATAAAATCAGTTGTAAAATTCTGCTTGAAACAAATTGCGCCTTTTTCTAAATTATATTCTCTCGCCGCTTTGCGCGTCATGTTTATATATTCATTACCTTCAAGAGTCGTATCAGTTTCGAAGAACCCTAAATTAATATTAGACTTCTTAAACAATTCACTTTCTCTTGCGCTATCAATAAATTGATAACCAGCATTATCAATACATATCATAACAATATTAAAATTAGTCATTAGATAATGTAAATAACCTATATGAGCTTTTAAATTGCCGCCAGCAACAGCATATCCATGAACTAACGTTCCTTGCTTGCGCTCTTCATCCAATTCAAAAACAGACATAGCAAAATAGTCAGAACTTGGACTATTAGAAAAGCTTGGGTCAATTCCTAGAATATATTTTGTATTAGATTTTCCTTTAATTAATGTATATGGAGCTTCACCATCAGGAATTGTGCATTCATGCATTTTCTTTGCGCTAAAATATCCATCACTACCATCAGTAAATTGAGCGCAATATTCTCTCAAGAATGAACTATGAGATGTGCCGCCATTTTGAGCTTCTTCAATGACGGTATTATCAATCATGTGCTTTGGTAAAGCTTCATAACTCATTTGAGCTATGAAATAAGTGGCATCACCTTTTTCATTTGAATAAATCTTATCGTTCCACTCTTTATAAGTTTTATATAAATTTTCAAAAGTAAAAGATGCAGATGAAAGCGCGATCATCTTAGAGGTATTTGGAAATACCATTCTTTCTGATTCTGACATCACTCCATCTTTAATTAATTTATCTTCAATTTCTCTGATTTCCATACGCTCTTTCATGTTTTGTGGAGCGACAAGGAATGGCATCAAAACCGTTTTAATAATATCTTCAGGCAATAGAAGATATTCGTCTAGTAGTAGAATATTGGCGCGAAAACCACGAATCTTTTCTCCATTGAGGGGAATAGCCGTAATGGAACCTCCATTAATTTGCCATTCATATTGATCGTTTCGTTTAGCTTTCACGCCGAAAGCTTGTTGTAGAAGTTCGCCGCCTTTTGAATCAACAATCTTCTCTAAATAATTGAAAATAAAACGTGCAGTTCTAAATGTAGGACCAGCAATTAGAATTTTTGTATTTGG